AACTTCTACTGCTGGAAACACTGCATCAACAAATGATATATCTCTTACAAAGATTGATAGATCTGCGTATGCAGCTTTACCTAATAAATATTCAACTGGTCAATCCTCTCAATACTATGTTGACAGACAAACAACACCTACGATAACATTATATGTTGCGCCAGATGCAAGCACATATACACATTTAAAATATTATTCAATAAACAGAATTGAAGATGCTGGATCATTTACAAATACGGCCGATGTAGCTTATAGATTTTTACCATGTATGTGTTCTGGATTAGCTTATTATTTATCACAAAAAAGAGCACCAGATAGAATACAAGTTTTAAAACAATTATATGAGGATGAATTACTAAGAGCATTAAATGAAGATGGTTCAAGAACTTCAGTTTATATCTCTCCTCAAACTTATTTTGGAGATGGTGTTTAATGTCATATGCAAGAGGTAAAAGATCACAAGCTATTTCAGATAGAAGTGGACAAGCATTTCCTTATACTGAGATGGTTAAAGAGTGGAACGGTTCATTAGTACATATATCTGAGTTTGAGCCTAAACATCCACAACTAGATCCACCTTATCATAAAGCAGACGCAGTAGCATTAAAAAATGCTAGAGTTCAAAGATTTCAACAACCAACAAATATTAGTGGTGTATTTGCAGACTCTGGTGGTATTTCTGTTGGTGTAGCAGACCTCACACTACCGGGAGACTTTGCATTTAATACTCAAGGAACTTCTGCTATGATACCAGCAGATCCTTCTTTACAAAATAAAAGAAGAGAATTGAATATAATTATTAGTAAAGTGGAGGTTGCAATATCATAATGTCAGTTACTTATTCAAATTTTTTAACTCAAGTAAGAAATTATACAGAAGTAGACAGTAACGTTTTATCTGATTCAATAATTCAAGACTTCATTAGATCAGTTGAATTAGATGTAGCTGGAAAAGTTGACTATGATGATTTAAGAAAATATTCTACTTCAACTTATACTGCAAGTAATAGATATGTTTCTCTACCAGCAGATTGTATGATTGTTAGATCTGTTCAAACTATAGATGGTTCAAATAATAGAACTTTTTTAGAAAAAAGAGATACAAGTTTTATATCCGAATACAATAATGATGGTGCTACAGGCACTCCAAAATATTATGCAAATTGGGATGATTTTACTATTTTAGTTGCTCCTACTCCTTCATCTGCTTTAACAATTCAGATCAATTATGTTAAGGATCCACCACAATTTACATCATCTACAACAACATTTTTATCAACATACCAAGAATCAATGTTATTACACGGTGTATTAGCTGAGGCTTTTAGATACCTTAAAGGACCAGAGAATATGTACAATCTCTATCAAACAAAGTATACTGAAGAGGTACAAAATTTTGCTCTACAACAAATGGGTAGAAGAAGACGTGGTGAGTACGATGATGGAGTGCCACGTGTTAAAGTAGATTCTCCATCACCATAAATTTAAAGGAGAATAATTATGGCTATTACAACAAACGCAATATGTAATTCTTTTAAAAAAGAATTACTTCAAGGAAAACATGACTTTGATACATCATCTGATACTTACAAATTAGCGATGTATACTAACTCAGCAACTTTAGGTGCTTCAACTGAAAACTATACAACTTCAAATGAAGTGTCTTCTGCAAACTATTCTGCAGGTGGTAAAGCACTTGTTAATCAAGGAGTAAAAGTTTCTTCTGGTGTAGCGATCACAGACTTTGCTGATCTTTCATTCACAGGTGTAACTTTAACTGCAAGAGGTGCATTAATTTATAATACAACTACTGACGGTGGTTCAAACACTACTGATGCAGTTGCTGTATTAGATTTTGGTGGAGACAAGACTGCTACTGCTGGAACTTTTACAATTCAATTTCCAGCATTTACAACTTCTGCTGCAATATTAAGAATTGCATAAGGAATAAAATGATATGTCATCTAACGGATGGGGGCAACTAACCTGGAATTTAGGAGCATGGGGTAATCAATCTGATGCCAATGTTTCAATTACAGGTTTAAGTGCCTCTTCATCCGTTGGAACAGCTATTGCCACTGGAGTCATTGAAGAAGGTTGGGGTGGTGATACATGGGGTGAAAATGGTTGGGGACAATTAAATAGTCCAACTGTAATACCTTCTTCTTTAACATTAACATCTACATTAGGTCCATTAGAATTTGCTGGTGCAACAACTGGATGGGGACGTCAAGAATGGGGTCTACTAGGTTGGGGTATGTCTGGAACTCTATTAGCTAGTGGTCAAGAATTAACATCTTCTATAGGAACACTATCCTCAGTAACTGGTACAGCTGACATAGATGTAACTGGAATAGAATTAACTGCTACTGCAGTAAGTCCAACAATAATAACAGATGTTGCTTTTTCTGTTACTGGTATAGAGGCCACAATTACTGGAGGTGAAGAAAGTGTTGAGATCGGTGTTCCAGTTACTGGTTCTCAGTTAACGACAAGCACAAACGATGTTTCTACTTTCTCATCAAATGGTTGGGGAAGAGGTGAATGGGGAAGTTTTGCTTGGGGTGTAAATTATTCAGTATTACCTAATGGTCAAGAATTAACATCAACAATTGGTGACGCAATAGGATTTACAGATTTTAATCAAAATATTACTGGACAAGAATTAACATCAACACTTGGTAACTTCTCATTAAAAATTGATCAAGATATTTTTGTAAATGCATCAGAAGATCAAATAGATGCAAGTGTTGGTTCAGTTACAAATATTGGAACTGCAAATGTTGAGGTAACTAACTCAGCACCTAACTTCCAATTTACTGCGCAAGGTAATGCAGCACTTTCAACTGATCAAGCTAAGTTTGGTCCGTCTTCATTAGAACTTGATGGTACTGATGATATTGTAGATACTACAACAAATTTAAATTTAAGTTCTGGTGATTTCACAATTGATGTTTGGATAAGACCTAATAACGTAACAGGTTATAAAGGTATTTGGGAATCTGGAACAAGTTCAAAATTAGTTTCTTACCTATTAGGTAATACAGTTTATTTAACTGTTGGCGGATCTACAATTATATCTAGTTCAGTTACCGTCAATGCAAATGAATGGACAATGCTTTCATATGAAAGAATAGGTAACAACCATTACGTTTACAAAAATGGAACTTTAGAAGATACAGGTTCTACAGCTAATAGACCTGATAATGGAATATTTAGTATTGGAGAAAGTGGCTTTGGAGACTTTAATGGCTATATTGATGAGTTTAGAGTTTCAGACGTTGCAAGATATAGTGGTGCTAGTTTCACTGAACCAACTGAAGCATTTACTTTTGATTCTGATACGCAATTCTTATTACACTTTGATGGAGCTGATGGTTCTACTGTAATTAAATCTGCAGATGATACCTTATTCCAAGGTACATTTAGTGAAGGTCAAGTAGTGCCTGAAAACAAAACAGAAGTTCCTGTTTCTATGGATGCAATCACTATGACTCTTGGTGATTTCACTCTAATACAAGGCACAACTGAATCACCTACAGGGCAAGAATTAACAGGATCTATTGGACAGGTGGATGCAATTCATATAGTTGATGTAAGTGGTATTGAATTATCAACTACAATAGAAAGTGTTTTTGTAAGTGTAAGTAATACACCAGAAATAACTGGTATTTCAATGACTGCTACAGCAGGTAACTTAATAGGAAATGCATGGGCAGAAATAGACCCAGGTGTGAATAATACTTGGTCTGATATAGATCCCGGAGTAAATAATACTTGGTCTGATGTTGATAAAGCAGCTTGAGTATAGTAATATTATATTATTTAAGGAGAATTTTTTATGGCATCTAGTTATTCTACAGATTTAAAACTCGAATTGATGGTTACTGGTGAAAATGCTGGTACATGGGGTGATAAAACAAATACAAATTTAAATTTAGTCCAACAATCAGTTGCGGGTTACCAAGAAATAGACGTAGCTTCAGCTGATGTCACTTTAGTTATGTCAGACGCTGCATTATCAAATGCAAGAAACATGACATTAAAATTTACTGGTACTCTTGCAGCAAATAGAACTGTTAACTTTCCAACTGGTATAGAAAAATTTTTTAATATAATCGATGGTACTGACCACGCTGGTTATACTTTAACTTTTAAAGTAACATCTCAAACTGGTTTTCAATTATGTGAAGGTCATTCATATGTTTGTCATGCAAACGGAACTGATATTATTAAAAATGGAGAATTCAGAGTTTGGAGAGTTATTTCTGCTGCAGAAACAGTACAACCTGGAGCGCAAATTTTAGCTAATACAAATAGTGCAGCATTTACAATTACATTACCTGCATCACCAAGCACAGGAGATGAGGTTTCATTTATCGACCAAGGGTATGATTTTAATACTAACGCACTTACTATTGGTAGAAATGGTTCAAATATAGCAAATAGTGCATCTGATTTAGTTGTTAACACTCAAGGAGCTGGTTTATCATTAGTATATTCTGGAGATGCAACAACTGGTTGGACTTATAGGGAGAAATAAAATGGCAACAAACGCAACATGGAGTGTAGTCTTTGAAGATAAATTAGTTGTTAAACAAGCAGGTGATGCTGCTGGAACTGGTTATGAAATCGATGACGATACATTTTGGAATCAATCTAAATTTTCTAATATTTGGGCAGTTCAGTATGGAACATCAGTTACAAGTGATGAAGTAGA